CAGCACCGTTTGATGCTTCAAACACTGACCCTCATCTTCGTTCCGGTCCTCCTAGATCATATAGTGATGCAAATCCTTTTGAGATTCTGCGATCCATGACAGTGGAGGTAAAGGAGCAAGACAGGGAAGTGAGTTATTTGAAAACACAAACACTCGATGGTAGTAGAGTTACTCCCACCAGCTGTTCAGCTGGTGACCGGGAGAAGCTTGCGCAATCTCTAGATACCCTTTTGGACTTTTGTGAGATCTATGGTTTCCGACGTGCCTATAACGGTCACAATTGGAACACTAAAAAGACTCTCGATCAGTGGTGCTTATGCGCCGCTGAGTGTGGATGGATTAAATTCCTGAAATACAAGTTCTGTGCATTTTTCTCGAACTATTTGGAGACGGAGCTGCCGACTAAACCTTTCGGTATGCTTGACAATCCCTCCAAACTGGCAGGTGGATCACTCGGACGCTGGATCAATAAGATCATGGCATCCGAGGAGGCTTTCGGTTTCGCAGACGGCATTTTGCGTCTGAAGAAAGGTTTGCCTCGTCCTGGTCCTGATGCACTCTCAAAAGCTATTGAGAGTACGAAGAAAATGCTTACAACTGCTCACCCCTGTCCTCCTTCAGATTATCTCTCTCGAGAGAATCTGCGGTCCGAACTTCGTAGGACAGTTCGTGAAGTGTTCTCCGGTCACAGAATGACGGAGAAACATCTTCACAAGCCATATGCCCCGTCTATTCGTGCCAATTACACAGACTCTCGCAGTGCTTTTGGCACCCTCGGGACTCTGGTAGACAGCGGTATACTTAAAGGTGCGTTTCCCGGGATAGTGTCGGACCCTGTACAGGGCCCTAACACATCCCGTTCGGATAATACGCATTGGCTTTACGAAGGTGCAGTAGTTGAAAATGGTGACGAAGAGATTGTCGAAGAAGGGCGTGTGCCGTACAAGCTCGTGAACTCCTTTAAGGAGAACATATCACTCATATACACCGAAGTGTATGAGTCGGCACGCGCGCGCGCGATGGAGGAAAAGGCAGATGTGAAGCTTGTGGCTCTTCCAGAGGCACTTAAGGTCCGAGTTATCTCGAAAGGACCCGCTTTAACCTACTTTGTCCTTAAACCAGTACAGAAATTTCTCCACAAAATTATGAGACAGAAGCGTGTGTTTGCTTTGATTGGTCAAACAGCCACCGCCGACTTCATCAGTAATGTAATCGCTCCCCGTCCTCGTCCTGAGGAGGAGGGTGACTACCTGTTCCACTCTCTGGATTATGAGAGTGCGACGGATCTTCTTGATCCTGAAGTTTCTTCTGTTATCGTGGATGAAATTTGTAATACTGTAGGAATCCCTGATGATCTCCGTATCCTGTTCCATAAGTCTCTCACCGGCCATACGGTCGAAGGAGAGAAACAGGTCTGGGGTCAGCTTATGGGTTCTATTACGTCTTTTATTGTACTATGTCTTGCCAACGCAACCGTTTGCCGTGCTGCCTATGAGCAATCGACATCATCGACCGTTCGCCTTGGGGCCTGCCCCTTGGTAGTGAATGGTGATGACGGTCTGGTCTACGGTCCCCCCTCCTTTTCTGAGATTTGGAAGAGTATCGCTGCTTCAGCGGGACTCAAGCCATCAGTCGGGAAAGTTTACAGTCACCCTGTCTACCTCAATATCAACTCAACCTCCTTTGAATACGATGATGGCGAAATTCGCCAGTGTCCGTATGTCAACATGGGTCTTGTTGCAGGTTTACAGAGATCGGGTGGCAAGGTGGATGCGATACAGGAAGAGACTGATACGGACGGTCATGCGATGAGTATGGGTGCTAGGCACCACCATTTGCTCGACAATTGTCCTGTACATCTTCGGTTAGCTGTACATCAGCTATTTATGAAGCGTAATAGAAGTGCACTTGAATCTGTGCACGTTCCATGGTTCGTTCCAGAGTTGTTGGGTGGTGTTGGACTTCAACCCGTCTATGACGTGGTCGGTAGTGGTGATGACATCGATGATTGGAAGCGCATTCAGGTTGCTGGTCCCTCTCACTTAGAGAGTGTGGGTATGCAACTTGTCCGTTCCGGTTTTTACGATGGCCTCAAACCTGCCAAGGTCCCGACATCACAGCCGATTCTGTGTCGAAACATTTGGTCCACTCGACTCGGTTACCCGAGTAAGCGCATGTGGTTGAGTCAGGCAGACGAGGGCTTCCTCGATGTGTCGACCTTCTACCTCCTTCCTAGACTCGTTATGATACAAAAGCCTTTCTCAAAGGACAGGCTTAGATCTAACGAGCGGGCATGGAAATCTATCATCGGTGTCGCTAAGTGCTTTGATGCATTGGGCGGTGCTGGTCTGGTGGAACCCTAAACATTATAACCTAAATCACTGTCGTAAAGACGCTATCCCGAATGGGTTCACGTACGGTTATCCGACGTAGCAAGG